TTTAAGAGTCTTATAGTTGCCCAAATTGAATTTTTTAGAATTTTTGGCTGCTAAATTGTAATTTTTACAATATTCACTCTCTTCTTTTTTAAACATACGATCAAAAATTGCAAACATACAAACCCTTTCAAATTATTAATATTATTCAACATTACCATTTTGTAAAATTTTATTTTACAATTTTCTGTATATTTTATATTAATAATTCAGATTTTAAATTTGGATATCGACCTGAAATAAAAGCTAATGCGCACTTCATATCTTGTCTTATCTGAATGGTAGAAGTTTCGTACATTTCAGCTACTTCACGAAGCTTTCTATTTTCTACAAAAATTTGCCAAACAGCATCTACCCAATCTTGAAGTGGTTCACTTTCAATCTGACGTATATCAAGAATAATACGCTGGAATGCACGTGCTTCATTATCTGAAATCTGACAGGCAACTCCCCGGCGTAGTTGAGGTTCTTTAAAATTTTCATCACTTAGATATTGAGCTATTAAATCTTCACGTTGCTTCTGGGTTAATTTCTTTGTCGGAATAGTTTTATATACTAATCTCTTAGTTTCAGTATTCCCATTCATCCATGCACCAAACTGACGAAACCAATTTTCTGTGCTAAATCGTGTCCAATCTGTCGCCTGAATAATTGTAACTGCCGTATTCATCTAATCACCCTATCATTGTCTCTATCTGTTGAACCGCTAAACCTGATTTCACTTGCTCTGTACTAAACCGTAATACCTGATATCCCATTACCACTGCAGCGTTGTATTTCTCCATGTCACCGATATAACCTTTACCACGGGTGTGACGTCCACCGCTCCAGACACCACCTTCGACCTCAACTAATATCTTCTTGCCCACAATGTGAAAATCAGCACGCCACTTACGTTTAGGATGGAATTTATATTCCTGTTCAAAGCTGATTTTTAAAACTCTTAACTGGTTGGCCAACGTTGATTCACCGATACTTTCACCTTGATGAGTTTTAACTTGAGTACTGCGCTTCGAGTTAGTTTTCTTTTTGGTTCTAACACTGTAAAGTTTTTGATATTCAGTAATTGAAATGCTTTCCACTTATGCCGCACCTCTGCTCTTTGATTTAAATCCAACTGCCTGCAGATGTGATTTCCAGTTTTGGAGTTCCTTTGGATCTGATAGTTTTGCAGCAATCCGGCTTGTTAGTTTTTCAAAAGATTCACCAGGCATACTGAATTTATCGATGACATCAGGAAGTTGAGCAAGTTTGTTGGCAAACACGTAAATCTGTTGAGGTGATGAAAAAAATACAAAATCAGATTCACCGCTTGATTTTCCATTTTGTGCTCTGTCGTATTTGTGACGGTTTTTCAAAAGTGTGTCAGCGAAGTGGTAAATCAAAAGATCATCACAAAGATTATTTCCAGCATTGAAAAGCTCGAATGCTTTTTTCTCACGTTCAAACCAACCTGCTTCGATAATCGATTTTGGCACTACCGTGGGATCGGCTTGATCTAATTCAGAACGAAGTTTTTTCAAACAAAGCCAGTCTTTTTTATTTTTAGATTCTAATGAGAGATTCCTTGGGAGGTTCTGTGTCCCAAAATTGGTACTGGTCTCGGTACCAATATCGGTACTGGTTCCAGTTCCATTATTGGTACTAGTACCTTTTTTGGAACTAGTGCCTAAATCAACACCAGTGTCATTTTTGGTACTAGTCCCCTTTTTGGTATTAGTATCTGAACTATCTTCACGTCCAAAGACACCAATTAATTGATAGACTTTTACGCCATTTCCTTTAATTTCACCTGTGAATTTAATCAAACTTTTGAGTTCAAGTTCATCTAAAACTTTAATAATCGTTTTGCGATTTAAAGTTGTATCTTTCTCTAATCGTTTTAAACTTGGGAAGCACTTATGATCATCCCCGGCTCGATCTGCAAGAGCTAAAAGCACAAGCCTTTCACTTGCACCTGAGACTGTGGCTTTCCACGCCCATACGGTTGCATCTAAGCTCATAATTCACCGACCTTAGGCTTTACGTACCCACCAAATGAAATGACCTGTTCAGCTTTGATCAAGCTCGTAATAACCTGATGTGCTAACCAAATCGTGATCTTGAATCGATAAGCCATCTTTTGGGCCAATTCTTCCTTGGTTACAGCTGCATTCTCTTCGTTGTAACCACGCATTCTTAAATTGCCTTTTTTGATGCCATGTATATGGTTCAACAAAAGCAACGTTGGTTCATAAAATGATTGGATTTCTTGAGTCTGTTTATGATCAGGTATGGTTTGAAAATGGCTATTCATGAAACCTCCGCAATCGATTGCTCGATTTCATCTAAACGGCGTTTAAGCAAAAGCTCTGGCAAAGTGGCTGTGCGTATATCAGTTTCATTTACCAATTTGCCGCCTTCTAACCAGTAATGATTATTCGGTTGATATGCTTCTACAGTTTGTAAGTCTTTTATTTTGATGTAATTCATATACACCACCACATCGCCATTCATGTATTTGCCTGATTCTTCTTCTTGTGCTAAATTTGATTTCATATTCATTCCACCCTGTTATGTATATAGGAAGCCTGATGTTCAAGATCAGGCTTTTTCAATTTCAGTACCTGATGTGTACTTCTTCATTTGTTTTAAAGCTGCTTGATCTACAGCAGTAGCCAATTCAATTAGATGCAATGTCAATTGATGGATCTCTTCATACTCTTGAGGAGTTACAACACCATCCTCATACGCTTCATAGACAGCTTTGTTAGTCTTTCCTGACTTAATGTTGTGCTGCATCATTGCCTCAAAGATCGACAATTCATGGTGCTTACTGCGGTCACAAGTCACTGGAACTAAGGCAAAACCAAGTTCATGCGCCCAAATTTTTAACAGCGCTGGATTTTGGGTGTAATAAAGAATTGCTTCTAACTTCTTAATACTTGGTAAATGGTTCGGCATATTGATATTTGCGTAATTGCAAATTGTGTTATGTGAATCCCCAAGTACCTGCGCAATATCTTTAGGCGTAAATCCCGGTGTATTACTTATCATTTGCCAAATTGCGTTTTGGGCTTCTCGGCTTAAATTAATTTCCATATGTGAATCCTTTGTATTTATTCACGTTTCACTTTGAGTACTAAATGTTGATACTTAGCTCAAGGTGGTTTCTATGCCACTTGGTGACGTGTAATTGGTTCTTTCCCATTTGCTAAATCTCGAATTTGGTATTCACGAGCTAATGGGATTTTGTTTTCTGACCATTGATAAATTGCTGATGGCTCAATACCCAAAAGCTTAGCCAGTTCTACGCCATTAACCCCAAGCAAATCCAATGCTTCTTGTTTGGTCATCACTAACACCTTGAAAGTAAGATTTCTTATTATTTAATCAAAGAAAACTTATAAAAGCAATATGTAAGATAACTTATATGGAAAAACAATCTGCTGGTCAGCGCATACGTGCGCTTAGACGTTCGAAAAAATTAACTCAAGTGCAATTAGCGAAGATTGCTGGCGTAAGTTCGCCAGCAGTTACAGAGTGGGAAAAAGACAGTTATCTACCTAAGGCTGCCTCACTAGAGGCCATGGCAAATGAATTTGGTGTTACATCTGAATATATTCTTACTGGCAAGGGTGGTGAGATTAAGAATCAAAAAAACGCTATCCCTGTTGTCCCTAAAATGGCTCCTGTTCTATCTTGGGTGCAAGCTGGTATGTTCACAAATGTAGAATCAGTTGATATGTCACAAGTTGAGGATTGGCTTCCATTACCCGATGATTGTGAAAAATGCTTTTTTTTGAAAGTACAAGGATTGAGTAACTATCCTACCTTCCAAGAAGGAGATTACATTCTTGTTGACCCTATGGTTCAGTATGATGAAATGCAATCTGGGGATGTAATTGTTGTAAGAAAACATGATGAAGCGACTTTCAAGCGTTTAGTTATTGAGACTGATAACTCAAGATACTTACAGGCGTTAAACCCTGAGTTCAAACCCAACATAATACCTCTTGATGAAGAGTGTATCTTTGTTGGGGAGGTAATTGATTCTATTAGATATGTATACAAATCAAAACGTAGATCCAAGATTAGGAAAAGTTGAAACTGAGATGTGGTGCAACTTACTAATCTGCTCGTCAATTTTGGCGAGTTGGATAATTAAAACTTCTTAAATAAAAGAGAAAATAATGATCGCAACACTTAATAAATACAAAACTGCGCTAACGATTAATCGTCAAGAATTCAAATTAGCCTTAGCTAAAATTAGTGCAGGAATTGACAAACAAATAGCTTCGCTTAAAAAAGCCAAGCAAAGTTATGATGCTGCAGAAATAGCGCGTGAGATCATAAGTGAAGCAAATATCTTTGAGGCCATTATTGAGGGTTTTAACGAAGCGGAAGAAACCAATTTAAAATTAACTGACATAACAAACCTTGAAGTGGCACAAGGATGGATAGATGAGTTTTTGGAAAAGTATTCAAATGAATAAGTGTTATATTTGCAATAAAACCTCAAATCACCTATTTTGTGTAAATTTTGAAAATATAATTAAAAGCAACTCATATGTTCTTTAAGTTTAACAAGTTTTTCATTAAATTGCCTTGTGAAAAGCTATATACTATAAGCAATTTTTAATCTAAACAATAAAATAGGCCCATGGAATGGAAGATATAATTTTTAAAAACTTTGAAGAGGCTGGACAAACAGTTTTAAAATTTTTATCTCAGAAATTTGGATTCAATTTATGGATGATTACCCGTACCGAAGGAGATAATTGGATCGTCCTTCAATGTGAAGATAAAGGATATAATGTTTCACCAGGGCAAGTTTTCTCATGGGCGGATTCATTTTGCTCTCATATGGTTTTAGGAAAAGCTCCTAAAATAGCCCCTCATTCAGAAGAAATACCTTTATACTTAAATGCACCAATAGCAAAAAAAATTGATATTAAAGCTTATATTGGTCAACCACTTATAAAAGAAGATGGAACCTTATTTGGTACTCTTTGCGCAATTGATCCTAATCCACAATCCGAAGCACTACTACAGGAAGAAGAATTAATTAATCTTTTAGGTCAAATTTTAAGCTACATCTTACAAGTTGAATTACGGGAAAATGAACAGAAACGTCAAAAAGAGTTTTTTGAAGCCGAGGCATTAAGTGATTCCTTAACAGGCTTATTTAATCGCAGAGGATGGGATCAACTTCTCGTACTAGAAGAAGCCAGATGTAAAAGTTATGGTCACCCTGCTGCAATTTTTATGCTTGATCTTAATAATTTAAAAACTGTAAATGATCAACTTGGACATTTAATCGGAGATGATTTAATAAAAACTACAGCAAATCTACTAAAAAATTGTGTCCGTAATAATGATATTGTGGCTCGAATAGGTGGTGATGAATTTGCAATTCTCAGCATTGAGAATACAAAGGAGGGGGCAAAGCTTTTATTTGATAGAATTCAGGAAATTTTTACAAATGCTAATATCAGTATCGCTGTTGGCTTTGCAATTCGTAATCCCTCTTACAGTTTATTAGATGCTGTCCAAGAAGCTGATGAAAAAATGTATGAAAATAAGCGTCTGATCAAAAATTAAGTTTTAATCACTTTAATAAACTCCACTTATCCTACCCATTGTGAGTTTTCTTTCCCCTAACAAAAACCTAAGAAGAATCTACCTTATGGAAACTATTTCATTTTTATGTTTGTTGACACTTTCAATGTTTGGATGTGAAAAACCTGAGCAAATTTCAGCTGAGCGAGAAAAACTTCTTGAAAAATATCAAGAGGTTGATTTAAAAATGACAATGTATCTTGCAACACTAGCAGGCCCCTCCTCTCCATTAGAGGAGCGAAAAAAAGTAATTTGTGAGGAATTTCCTGTTACCTACAAACAAGAATACCTTCCAATTTATCTGAAGCTGACTGAGCCTACAGATATTGATAAAAGTTCAGATATTTTAAAAACAATTGAATCGTATAAAGCTAGATACAATATTCAGTGCTAATACAAAATTAGCAACAATTTAACCCACCATGTGTGGGTTTTCTTTTGTTTATTAAATCACAAGTAAAATAAGTTTTCTGTAAAATATAAGTTTTCTTAGAATAATTATTGACAATAAAACTAAGTTTTCTTATATTTATCTAACCAACAATAAAAAAGCACATCCGACCTCGAAATCAAATGTGCTTTTTACTCAATGAGTGAGATAAGTATGAACACTAAACCGAATTCAATCAATCCCATCGTTACACATCGTGTACAGTCATTTAGCTTTATTAAAGTAGCTGCAATCAGTGGTTTATTCACTGTTGCCGTGATCGGTCTTACATATGATCAAAAAGCCACTGAATACAAACTTGCAGTAGTTGTTCCAAACACTGCCCCTTCTTCATATAGCATTCAAGCTTTAAAAGTCACTTCTAATTCATCAGGCTTGGCCGTAATAAAACTTGATAGCTTCTTACTTAAAGTTAGCTTCGATTTTGAATCTCATCCCGATAACTACGGCGTACCAGGTTCTGAATTTACTGTAGTTGAAATCACCAACTTAGCAATTGATGAGATCCAAGACATTAATGGCAAGGAATATAACGACTTCACGGATTACAACGATCACCGGAATATCAATCAGATAATTATCGGTTATATCGAGCGTAACCGTTTGGTAGAGGCTGTCTAATGAATACAACTCACAACACTAAAAATTCACTTTTACAAGTTTCATCAGCGCTCAAAATTCAACCGTCAAGTTATGGCGCAGAGACACTTGAAAGCCCTGTAAACACAAGAGGTTCAACACCATTTACTAAGGGTGAGTTCCCAAAAAGTAAACGTATTTCTCCCAACCCTATCACCCTTCAGCAAGGTGTAAAAAGTCGTGAATTCACAACCCTCAAAACAACACAGTTTGTGGAGCCAGTGATGGAAAAGAAACGCTATAACACCCCTTTCGCACAATTCATTTGTAAGGACGTGAACGGTTATTACAACGTGCGACTTGGTCCAAAAATTTACTTAGTCAAAGTATCGTTAAATTACACCCCTGATTTTGACGCAGAGTTCTTTGGCGGTGCTAAAGCAAATCCTTTTAATTGGCATTCGATTCTAGTTAAAGAAACTCCTGACAGTATGCCTCGCTCTATCACGGACGATGAATTAGCGGTGAGCTGGCTTAAGAGCAATGTTAAGAAACTTGTGAATTACCAACGTGCAATTAAACGCAGTGCTAATACACAAAGCCCACGTTATAGCAAAGAACAACGTATTAATTACCGTAACTCACAGTACAACGGCGCTTAAGGAGAATAAAAATGAATGCAGCAGTGAATCAACAAGTAGTTTCATCTACACAAAATACATTACAACTCATTCAACTTGAGTTAAAAGCGCCAAAAAGTAAGAAGAACACTTTCGGTAATTATAACTATCGAAACTGTGAGGATATCTTGGAAGCAGTCAAACCGCTTCTTCAGAAATATGATGCGTCCCTGGTTATCACAGATGAGGTTCAAGAAGTTGGCGGTGTAGTCGTTGTTACAGCAAAAGTAATTTTTACAGATGCAAACGGCAAAGAAACTACGGTAAAAGCCCATGCTGGTGTGGAGATTAGCAAGAAAGGTATGGATGTGGCTCAGACATTTGGCGCATCCAGCTCATATGCCCGTAAATACGCGCTAAATGGCTTGTTCTTAATTGATGACACCAAAGACTATGACTCGGATGAATATCATAACCAAGTTAATCAGGGTGCTACACGCAATAACAACCAGCAAAACTCAAGACAGGCTCAACAACCGAATCGCAATCAAAATAATCAAGCTAGTGGCCAGCAACAAAAGCCATTGGCTCAGCGTTATAACGATGCACTTCTAGCTATAAAAGATGCTAAAAAACCGCAAACCCTTGATAGAGCAATTAACACGTTCAAAGGCACTCAATACGAGTCTGGTATATCAAAAGCCTGTCGCGCTCGAGCAGATCAAATGGGATGGAATGAAGCGCCACCAAAAAACCAAGTTCAACAACAAAATCAAATGCAGCACTGAGGAAAATAAAAAATGAATTTATTAAATAGTAATGAAGCATTTTCAGCACTCATGGCTGGTAAAAATATCATGTGCCGCGCTGTTGGCGAATTGATGGACTTTAATGACTTAAATCAATTCCCTGCTACGATCTTCGCTTTACCTGGTTATGAGTTCTGTATCAAACGTGAATCTTTAACTTTGGCAGATATTCAATTTACTAAGCCAGTAGAACCACACGATCTGGAGAATGGCCAAGAAATCTTTATTGTGATGCCAACATGTATCTTGCGTACTAAATACGATCCAGAACATGGAGATATATGTTTAAGTGTTGCAAATGGATTTGCTCAATTAGATGCTGAAAATGCACAGCTGCAGCTACAGGCATTTGGTAAAACATTTGGCAATATGATTACAGAAATTGAAATTAAAGACGGTTTCAGTGAAAAGTCTAAAAAATCTAAAGCTCCTCGTAAAACTAAAGAAGCTTTTAAAACTGAAGATACCCCAGAAATTGAAACAGATCCTGCCTTAATAATTGATAAATTTGCAGCGAAAATTGCAAACTGTACGACAACAGAAGCTGTTCTTTTATTACGCCCAGTGTTTTTTGCCAATGGTCATCTTGAGCGTGAACATACTCAACATCTATGCAAATTGACTGAGAATAAGTTGATAGAGCTTGATCCTGAGCAATATGCACCAAAACCAAGTTACATTGATCATCAAATTTATATAGATGGCATTAATGCATGTGTTTCAGAGGAAGAAATTAAAACCACACTACATGATACGAGTGATCAAGGTTTTAGCGAAGAACAACTCTCAGAAATTAATCTTG